CGGCTTTCCGACCCTAGACCGTCTAGTCCGTCTTTTTTATATTTCCGCAATTGAGAATTTGGGCCTAGGAGGGCGCAAGGATGGCCAAACCCCGAACCCCTTCGGCGGTGCTGGAGGCTCGGGGTGCGTTCGACAAGGATCCCGGCCGGCGCCGCGAAGACTTTGAGGCCGGCGAGTTCGACGTCGAGCCGCCGAAATATTTCAAGGCGCACCAAAAGGCGGTGTGGAATGAAATCGTCAGCGTCCTGCCGGCATCCGTCTTGCAAGCGACTGACCGGATGGCGGTCGAGCTGGCGGCACGATTGATTGCTCAGTTCCGGAAGGCGGATGACGCCGAGGTTACATCCGCCCAGGTCGCGCAAATCCGCACGGCGCTCGCGGTCCTCGGAATGACGCCGGCCGACCGCTCTCGCGTCTCGGTGAAGAAGCAATCTCCCTCGAACCCGTTCGCCGACATGATGGGCGGATCTAAAAAGGCACATTGACTATGCCGGCCGATTTCGTCGGCAAGGCACAGGAGTACGCGCAGGCAGTCGTCAAAGGAAAAATCGTCGCTTGCAAGTGGGTTAAGCTGGCGTGCAAGAAGCACCTGGACGACCTGAAGGCTAGCCGCCGCAAGGCGTTCCCGTATTACTTCGACGAGGATGCGGCCAACAAGGTCTGCACGTTCCTGTCGCTGATGCCCCACACCAAAGGCAAGTGGGCTCGCAAGCGCGAGCTCATCGAGTTGCAGCCTTGGCAGTGCTTTGCCTTCACGACTCTGTTTGGCTGGAAGATCAAGAGAAATGATCGCCGGCGCTACCGCCGCGCATACTTCGCAGTGCCCCGTAAAAACGGCAAATCGATCATCGGCTCGGGGATCGGCCTGTACATGTTCTCGGTCGACGGCGAGTTTGGCGCCGAAGTGTATTCCGGCGCGACGACCGAAGCGCAAGCATGGGAAGTCTTCCGTCCAGCGAAGCAGATGCTCGAGCGCACGCCCGAGCTGCAGGAGGCGCTTGGCGCTGAAGTCTGGGCGAAGTCGCTTCTGGTGCCGGCAGACGGTTCGCGCTTTGAGCCTGTGATCGGCAAGCCTGGTGATGGCGCATCCCCATCCTGCGCGATCGTGGATGAGTACCACGAGCACGATTCGTCGGACCTGGTCGATACCATGGAAACCGGCATGGGCGCGCGGGAACAGCCGCTCCTGCTCATGATCACGACGGCTGGCTTCAACATCGCGGGCCCGTGCTATGACCAGGAGGTCGAGGCCAAGAAGGTGCTCGAAGGGACGCTGGACGATCCGGAGCTCTTCGCGCTGATCTACACGATCGACGAGGGCGACGACTGGACTAGCCCGGCCGTGCTGCGCAAGGCAAACCCGAACTACGGCATCTCGGTCGACGAAGACTTCCTGCTGTCGCAGCAGCGGCAGGCAACGCAGAGCGCGTCGAAGCAGGTCCGCTTCAAAACGAAGCACCTGAACATCTGGTGCTCGGCGAAGTCGGCCTGGCTGAACATGCTTGAGTGGATGAAGTGCGCGGACTACACCCTGCGGCGCGAGCAGTTCAAGGGCGAGCGCTGCTACCTGGCGCTGGACCTTGCAAGCCGCTCTGACATCTGCGTGCTGATGCTGGTGTTCGTTCGAATCATCGACGGCAAGCAGCATTTCTACCTTTTCGGCGATTACTACCTGCCGGAAGCCGCCATCGAGGGTGCCGAGAAAAACGCGAACACCTACCGCAAGTGGGTGATCGAGGGCTTCCTTCAGCAGCACGACGGCGCCGAGATCGACTTCGATTTGATCGAAGAAGACATGCTGGCGCTCGTTGCCGAGTACGGGCCGGATGAAGTTGTGTTCGACCCATGGCGCGCCGCCCAGCTGGAGCAGCGGCTGACCAAGAACGGTATCACCGCGGTCGAGTTGGGGGCTCAGGTCAAGAATCTGTCGCTTCCGATGAAGGAACTCGAGAGCGCAATTAAAGCCGGCCGCGTGCATCACGACGGCAACCCGATGCTGACCTGGATGATGTCCAACGTCGTGGCCAAGATCGACGCCAAGGACAACATCTACCCCCGCAAGGAAAAGCCTGAGCAGAAGATTGACGGCCCAGTTGCCGCGATCATGGGCATCGCTCGCGCGATCAGCGGCGAAGAAGCAACTACATCATTCTGGGAATCCTGATGAAAAAACTGATCACGATGGTTCCCGACGCCCTTATCGTCAGCGGCGCCGGGGCGCTGTCCTATGGTGCGGGCTTACTGCACGTTGCTGTTGGCTTCATCGTCGCAGGCGCGCTGATGGTTGCCGGCGGCGTGATCGTCGCCCGCAAGACGCAGGCTCAGACTCAAGGGGCAACTGAGTAATGGCGCTCTTCGTACCCGCCGCAACTCGGCGCAATCAAGCCTTCAAGGAGGCTTTCTGGCAGGAGATGGCCGGGTGGCTCTCGTCAGCTACCGGTCGTGCTGTGACAGTCCGAACAGCGATCCAAGTCGCAACGGTCTTTGCGTGCTGCCGCGTGATCGGCAATGGCCTGGCGCAGGTCCCGTTCAAGCTGATGCAGGAAAAGGGCGGGAAGCGCATGCCGGCGACTTGGCATCCGCTCTACAAGCTACTGTCCCTGAAGCCGAACGACTGGCAGACCAGCTTCGAATTCCGGCAAATGCTGGCGTGGCACATTGAATTGTGCGGACAAGCCTTCGTTTTCAAGAACTGGAGCATCACGGGCAAGTTACTCGAGCTCATCCCGTTCGCCCCGGGGCAGGTTGCCGTACGCCGCGATCCGCAGACGCTGGAGATCCTGTACGACGTTGCCGGAGTCGATGGGACGTTCAGGACTTTCACGCGAAAGCACATCTGGCATCTCCGCGGCCCGACCATGGACGGTGTCGAAGGCCTGGAGGTGGTGAAGCTGGCGCGTGAGGCAATCGGCTTGGCCATGGCGACAGAAGACGCTGCCGCGCAGCTGCACAAGAACGGCATTCGTAATTCCGGCGTCTACTCGGTCGACGGCACGCTCAACAAGACGCAGTACGACGATCTGAGTGCTTGGCTGGCGAAGCAGTTTGCTGGGCTGGAAAATGCCGGCAAGCCGATGATCCTGGATCGGAATGCGAAGTTCCTCAACACGTCCATGAGCAGCGTGGACGCTCAAGCCGATGAGACCCGAGCCAGGCAGATCGAGCAAATCTGCTCCTTCTTCGGCGTCCTGCCCATCAAGGTGGGCTACGCCGATAAAACAGCCACCTTCGCCAGTGCGGAAGAAATGAACCGCGCGCATCGCGAAGACTGCCTTGCGCCGCGCTGGGAGGCCTTCGAGCAATCGGCAGTTATTAATTTGCTGAGCGACGAAGAGCAGGCGGCCGGCTATTACACGAACTTCACTGAAGAAGGGATGCTCCGCGGCTCCGCAAAGGATACGAAGGACATCATCCTCGGTTACGTGAACGGCGGGCTGCTGACCCCGAACGAGGGGAGGGCTCTCTTGGACCGCAACCCCGACGAGGACCCGGCAAGCAATCAGCTGCGCATCCCAGCAAATATCGTCGGCGAGCCAAAGCCCGCCGAGCCCGCAATACCAGCTCCCCAGGAGTAATCCCGCATGCCCCCATCGAATATGCAGCGTAAAGCTGCAGGACGAGTGCTGTCCGCTGAAAACGAACGCCTGCTGCGCGAGGCGCGCGACAACCTAGACGCCGTCCTGTCGCAGCTGGCCGAAGAAGACCCACAGGATGCCGGCTCGTTCCGGCATCGCAACCGGATGGCGCTGAAGCCCGGTCATGTGCGCATCAACGCCGACGCCGGCGAAAGCGAAGCCGAGATCCTGATCTACGGCGACATCGGCGGTGGCTGGTGGGATGAGGGCATCACCGGCGAGTCGATCACGAACCAGATCGCCGACCTCGACCACGACATCATCAACGTGCGGATTAACAGTGGCGGCGGGCTGGTTTTTGAAGGTCTGGCGATCTACCAAGCGCTGGCGCGGCATTCATCCAAGATCGTGGTCCACATCGACAGCATCGCTGCCTCGATCGCCAGCGTGATCGCGATGGCCGGCGACGAGATCCGGATCAGCGAAGGCGCCAACCTGATGATCCACAAGCCATGGTCTGGCATGTGGGGCGACGCCGACGCCTTCCGCAAGGAAGCCGACGTCCTCGACCAGCTGCAAGCCGGGCTGATCAACATCTACGAGGCCCGCACCGGCGCTAAGCGCACGGACCTCGAAGCCTGGGTCAACGCCGAAACCTGGTTCCTCGGCCAGGCTGCGGTCGATGCCGGCTTTGCGGACACGATGGTCCCGGCCAAGAAGAAAAAGGCCGCGGCCTCCGCGATGCTGAACCACTTCAAGAACACCCCAAGCAACCTGCTGGCGTCCGCCGGCGGTCCCGAAATTCGCGAGTTCGAAGCCTTCCTCCGCGACGGAGAAGGGCTCTCGAACGCGCAAGCAAAGCGCATCGCAGCCGCGATGCCGCGGGTGAATCGCGACGATTCGCCCGAACCGCCAGCAAAGCCCCTCCGTGATGGTGGGGACCCTGCGGAAGAGCAGAGCGCAGCCGCCCGCCGGCTTGCGCAGGGCATCAAACAACTTACCTCCACCATCAAGGAATGACCATCATGGCTGAAAAAGATCCCGTTACCGAAGTAATGGAAGCGTTCAACGAGTTCAAGCGTACGAACGACGAGAACCTGAAAAAGCGCAGCTCCGACCTCGACGCGAAGCTGGACAAGATCAACAGCGCGCTGGACAAGCACGAGGGCCAGAACCAGCAGTTGGTCCTGATCGAAAAGCAGAACAAGGCGATGCAGGAGCAGCTCGACGCCATCGAAAAGATCGCCAACCGCGCCGGCCTCGGCGGCGCCGCCGATCCGCAGGCGAAGGCCGCGCAGGAATATCTGGCGGCTTTCGATCGCGTGATGCGCCGTCCGTCGGACGCTCGCGACGCTGCCGACATGTCCCTGATCCGCGAGCGCCAGGCAGCGCTGATCAAGACGGATGACGGCAGCGCAGGCTACCTGCTTGCCCCGCCGGACCTGCAGAAGGACATCACCAAGAACATCATCGAGATGAGCCCCATGCGCTCGCTCGCCACCGTTCGCACCATCGGTGTCGACAGCTTCAAGAAGCCGAAGAAGGTCACCAGCGGCGCCGCTTCCCGCATCGGCGAAACCGCGCAGCGCACCAACACCGGCGACATGGAGTACGGCATGTTGCAAATCTACGCGCCGGAGATGTTCGCGCGCGTCGAAGTGTCGCAGCAGATGCTGGAGGACGCCGACTACGACCTGACTGCCGAGCTGCGTGAAGATGCGTCCGAGCAGTTCGCCGTTCGCGAAGGCCAGGAATACGTCTCGGGCACCGGCGGCACCTCGCAGGCCGCAGGCTTCCTGCTGGATGCGGCCGGCCTGGGCTTCACCGTTAGCGGCGCTGCTGCCGACCTGACGGCTGACGGCCTGATCGATCTGTTCCACTCGCTGAAGTCGGGCTATGCCAAGAATGCCGTCTGGACGCTGAACCGGCTGACGCTGGGCAAGGTCCGCAAGCTGAAGGACGCGCAAGGCCAGTACCTGTGGGTTCCGGGCATTGCCAATGGCGTCGCGAACACCATCCTGGGCGCGGCCTACGCCGAGATGTCGGACATGCCGAACGTCGCTGCGGGCGCCTACCCGATCGCGATCGCGGACTGGAAGAAGCTGTACTACATCATCGACCGCGTCGGCATTTCGTTCCAGCCGGACTACATGACTGGCGCCGACCACGGCCTGGTCGTCTTCCGTGGTCGCAAGCGCACCGGTGGCGGTGTACACCAGGCCGAGGCCGGCAAGCGCCTGAAGATCGCGGCGTCGTAATCACCAGGGCGGAGGGCAGCAATAGTGTTGCCCTCCGCCCATCTGGAGATCGCATGAAAATCATCATGTCCAAAACCATGGATGGGTCGGTGGACGGAATCCGTGTCTCGACCTACATGGCGGGCACAGCATACGACCTGACGGCGACCGAAGGCTCGCGCGAACTAGCGCGGGCTTTCGTCGGCGCCGGGTGGGCCGACGAAGAGGGCGCTCCGGCACCCAAACCAGCTGAGTCGACGGCGGCAACGGTTGCGCCCGACGCAGCCGAGCAACCGGCGGCACCGAAGCCTGGTCGCAAACCAAAAGCGCAGTAACCACCATGAGCCCCGAAGCCGCCGCCTGGCTCGCCAACGTGCGCGCCGAGCTGGCGGACGGCGCTCTTCTCGTCACCGTTCGCGGCAAATCCGGATCGGTGGCGATCTTCCCTGAAGACATAGTCGGTAAGACCGACGTCGAGCTGCTGGCGTTTATCGCTGGCCGGCTCGCTGAACAACGAAAGGCAGGCTATGCCGACAGCAGCAATGAATAAATTCGACGACTACGTCGAGCAGGAAAGCCGCGCGGTACACAATTGGGGCGCGCATACCTTCAAGGTTGCGCTGACCAATGTTGCACCAGTGCGCACGAACACGGTTCTGGCCGACATCACGCAAATCGCGGCGAGTGGCGGCTATGTGGCTGGCGCCGGCGGCGGCTACCTCCTGGATAGCGTGGTGCTGACCGAGGTGAACGGCACTGCAAAGCTGGTGATTGCCGACGAAGTGATCACCGCGACTGGCGGCAGCGTCGGGCCATTCAGGTACGCAGTCGTTTATAACGACAGCGCGACCTCGCCGGTCGATGCCCTGGTTTGCTCGTACGACTACGGCAGCTCGGTCACGCTGGCAGACGGCGAAAGCTTCACCCTCGATTTCGACCAGGCGGCTGGCGTCTGGACCAAAACCTAAGGAGTCAGCATGACCGATACGCAAAAACTGCTCGCCGAGCAGAAGGCGCTGCTGCGCTCCAAGATGGTGGAAGTGCGAGAGCAAATCGCCGCGGTCAAGGCGCTGTCGGCGCCGGCCCA